AAATTATTGCGGCGAGTACGTCCGCATCTGCGGTTCGTGGTGGTTCATATAATATTATTTTTCTTGATGAGTTTGCTTTTATTCCCTCCAATATAGCCGAACAGTTTTTTAGTTCAGTCTATCCTACGATTACTGCTGGGCAAACCTCAAAGGTGATTATCGTATCTACACCACACGGTATGAATATGTTTTACAAGATGTGGACGGATGCAGTAAATGAAAAGAGTGAGTTTGTTCCAATTGAAGTACATTGGACTGAAGTACCTGGTAGAGATGAGGCATGGAAAGAGCAGACAGTAAAAAATACAAGTGAACAACAGTTTCTACAGGAGTTTGAGTGTTCGTTTCTTGGGTCTATCAATACTCTTATATCACCTACAAAAATTCAAACTATACCCTATTCAGATCCACTAGAATCTAATGCAGGTTTTGATGTACATGAAAAGCCCAAAGAAGGAGCGATGTATTGTATATCTGTAGATGTAGCTAGAGGTGGACAAAATGATTATTCGGCATTTACTGTCATAGATATCACAACTGTGCCATATAGATTAGTAGCTAAGTATAAAGATAACGAAATAAAGCCTTTATTATTTCCAGAAATTATTTACAATATTGCTAAAGCGTATAATGAAGCTTATCTTTTAATAGAGATTAATGATATTGGTGCTCAGATTGCTGATGCACTTCATTATGATTTAGAATATGAAAACATTATTATGAGTCAAATGCGAGGTAGAGCTGGACAGGTGATCGGTAGTGGGTTTGGTGAAGGTAAAAGTGATTTGGGAATTAGAACAACGAAAGCAGTAAAGAAGGTGGGGTGTTCTAACCTTAAACAACTTATAGAATCTGATAAGTTAATGGTAGAAGATTTTGATGTAATAGTAGAAATGTCTAATTTTATACAGAAAGGTGCTTCGTATGAAGCTGATGATGGTGCAACAGATGATTTAATGATGTGTTTGGTATTCTTTGCATGGCTTGTTAATCAACCATATTTTAAAGAATTAACTGATGAAGATATACGACATCGTTTATTCGATAGTCAAAGAAAGTCAATTGAACAAGATATGTCACCCTTTGGATTTATAGTTGATGGGGTATCTCATACAGAGAAATCAGCTTTCACAGATCAAGATGGAGATTATTGGGTGCCTACGGAAGCCCCCGATTTCTTTGATGAAGAACGATATTAAAATTCCACACCTAAAGATAAATCATAACTGGCTTTAATAGCACAGTTCCAACATCTGATATCACATTCACTTATAAGCTTTTGTATTTGTTCTTGAGCTTTGTGTTTCTTACCGTGTCTTAAATTAAGACTTCTAATCTTTCGGTGGTGGGGATAGAACATTAAAGCTACTTGCTCACTTTCTCCACAGTATTGACAACTCTTATTAACGAATCTATGAAGGAGAGAATTTCTCCTACCATTGCGTCCATCTTTTTTTGGTTCTACTAACATAATTGTGCATCTCTTTTCTCTATTTATTTATATGCAATGCACTCCTATGTTATTTGAAAAACGAGTATATTATAAATAAGTTATGAAGATTGAAAAAATTTATATCATACTGAATAAAGTTAATGCAAAGGGCGACTGGCCCGGGAGCATTAAAAACCTTTAGGGGAGAAATAAAATGGCTGATTTAGTTTCGCCTGGTGTACAAGTAAAAGAAAAAGATTTAACAGCTTCAGTAAGAAGTGAACCCACAAGTATTGGTGCTACGGCTATCATATCTAATTGGGGTCCGATGAATGAAGTTGTCACTGTTTCAGATGAAACCCAGCTGGTAAGTATTTTTGGTAAGCCCAATGGTACTAACTATCTGTATTGGTTTTCTGCTGCAAACTTTTTAGCTTACTCTAACACTTTAAGAGTTGTACAGATGCAAACCGCTGGTGCCAAGAATGCTTGTCAAACTGGTACTGCGGTATTAATACCAAATACTACATCATGGTTGACAGGTGATGGTACGAATGGACCATATAGTGGTGGACAAGCTACCGGTATCGGTGAATTTACTGCTCGTTTTCCGGGAACAAAAGGAAATAGTTTAAAAGTTTCTACTTGTTGGACTGGACAAGCTGTACCTGCTACATATGAAGCGAGTGAATATTACACACAGGATATTGGTGATACCACTTCCGCTAATGCTATTGGTGCTGGTGAGGCTCCGGGTACTGCAATTACTGTAACTGCAAGTATGGCATTAGCAGTTAATGATATCATATCGTTTGGTGTTGAAGGTCCTTATAATACGCCTGATGCTACAGCATTAGCTGAACAGGGACAGAAGTATAAAGTAGTATCTTATGCTAGTACTAGCCTTACGTTAGAAAGATATCCTAAAGTCAATGCAAAAGGTTTGAAATCTGCAATTGATGGTTCGACCACAGCTGTACAAATCAATAGATATTGGCAGTATTGGGATCAATTTGACGGTGCTCCTGGCACTTCTACATGGATGAAGAATAAGCAGGGTGGCGTGACAACTGGTAAAGATGAACTGCATATTATCGTTATAGATAACGATGGTGGTATTACAGGTGCGCCTGGAACCATCCTCGAAAAACACGCTAATCTTTCCAAGCACGCTGGTGCTGTAACTGATAGTGGTGATAATAACTATTATGTAGATGCTCTATATCTTGGTTCTAGTTACCTTTATTGGGTAGATCATCCCGCCGCTACTACTAACTGGGGTACAGAACCTGATCCAACTGCGCCTTCCACTTCAACAGCTGCTCTATTATCAACAGTAGGCCAGACGAATACTTATACTGGTGGTGTTGGAGGTGTAACACCTACAGAGGGTGAGAGAGCTTTAGCTTTTGATTATTTTGCAGATGCCGATAGTGTAGATTTTAATTTACTAATTTCAGGTCCTGCTACAGTAAGTGGTGCTACTGGTACTGCTCATGCTATTGATCTTATTGACCTTGTTGAAAAACGTAAAGATTCCGTTGTATTCTTATCTCCGTATTCGCAAGCTGTCGTGCCTGGGGCTGCTGGCTCTAGTCCGGCAAACTCATATCAAAAGATTAATAATATAACGGCTTATTTTGATTCATTGCCAAGTTCGTCGTATGCAGTATTTGATAGTGGTTATAAAAAGATATATGACAAGTATAATGATACTTACCGTTGGGTGCCACTCAACGCTGATATCGCTGGTGCTTGTGCAAGAACAGATGCCGTTGAAGATCCATGGTGGAGTCCTGGTGGCTTGAACCGTGGTCAGATTCGGGGTGCTATTGAACTTGCACTTAACCCATCACAAGTTGAACGTGATACGCTCTATCGTGCTCGTATTAATCCTGTAGTAACCTTCCCGGGTGAAGGCACAGTACTATGGGGTGACAAGACTGCACTGGCACAATCTAGTGCTTTTGATCGTATCAATGTTCGTAGATTGTTTATCACAATCGAAGAAGCAATTGCGAAGGCTTCTCGTACTGTACTCTTTGAATTCAATGATACATTTACGAGAGAGAACTTTTTAGGTATGGTAAATCCGTATTTGAGAGATGTAATGGCACGCCGTGGTATTACAGACTTCTTAGCTGTTTGTGACGAAACCAATAACACTGGTCAAGTTGTAGACAACAATGAATTCCGTGCTGATATCTATGTCAAGCCTGCACGTTCTATCAATTTCATTACCTTAACCTTTATTGCTACACGAACAGATGTTGCGTTTAGTGAAGTAGTTGGTCGGGCTTAATAAAAAACAGGAGATAAAACAAGATGGCAAATATTAGTAGTTTTACAAATGCTCTGCAAGGTGGAGGTGCCCGTGCTAACCAATTTCAAGTCACCATGTCAGGTGGCGGTGCAACGGGTATGCAAAGCCGAGGCTTTTCATTTTTATGCCGTGGTGCTCAGATTCCTGCATTGACCATTGGTGAGATAGCTGTCCCATATCGTGGGCGTCAAGTTTTTCTTGCTGGTGATCGTACTTATGATGCATGGACTGTAACCATTATGAATGATAGAAGTATGGGTATTCGTGGTCAACTAGAATCTTGGATGAATAATATGCAAGATATTGGTGCTGCGACAACCTCACCATCATTAAATGCAAACTCGTACTATGCAACAGCTATAGTAAAACAGATGGATCGAAATGATGCAACAATTCGGACATACAATTTAGAAGGTGTATGGCCGACCACTCTAGATGCAATTGATTTGGCGTTTGATGCTAATGATGCAATCGAGGAGTTTGGTGCAACCTTTAGATTTAACTGGATGACTATTGCTGGTGGTGCTGGTGCTTCAAGTGGTGGTTTAACATTATCACTCACGGCTTCAGGATCATTAAGTGGTACATAAGTAGTTTTTGATTATGCTGGTTTTCAACCAGTATAAATAGTTATACTATGGCAGAATTATTTGGATGGGAAGTAAAGAAGAAGGAGGGCGACAAAGCCAAAAGCTTTGTCGCTCCTTCGGACGAAGAAGGCACACTAGATATTGCTGGTGGTGCAGGTTTCTTTGGGCAGTACTTATCTTATGATAAGGCCGCTCGTAATGATTATGATTTGGTACGCAAGTACCGACAAACCTCAGAAAACCCTGAGTGCGACCAAGCGATAGAAGATATTATCAATGAAGCCATTACGGCTGATGAAACTGATATCTCTGTTGCAGTCAATCTCGATTGGGTTCCTCTCTCTATGTCTATCAAACGTAAGATAGACGATGAATTTAAAGAAGTCCTTACACTCCTTCAGTGGAAAAAGAAAGGACATGATATCTTTAGACGGTGGTATATTGATGGTAGAATATTCTATCATAAATTGATTGATGAAAAATCACCACGCAAAGGTATATCGGAAGTTCGTTATGTTGATCCTAAATTTATTAAGAAGATTAGAGAAGTTGAAAAGGAAAAAGGACCAGGTGGTGTAGAAATAATTAAGGATGTAAAGGAGTGGTACATCTACAATGAAGCTGGTGTATATCCTTCTCTACCTGCAATTGGTGGTTCCTCAAATAGTCAAGCTCAGGGTTTAAGAATATCGCCTGATGCTATTGCATATGTTCCGTCCGGGCTATACAATCCCACAACGAATCAAGTTTATTCTTTATTGCAGAAGGCAATTAAGCCTACTAACCAATTGAGAATGATCGAAGATGCGGTGGTTATCTATCGTATTGCTCGTGCTCCAGAAAGACGTATCTTTTACATTGACGTTGGTAATCTCCCCAAACCAAAAGCAGAGGCATACATGAAAGATGTTATGTCACGCTATAGAAATAAAGTTGTTTATGATTCTAATACTGGTGAGGTAATGGATGATAGAAACCAAATGTCAATGCTTGAAGATTTCTGGTTGCCTCGTCGTGAAGGGGGTAGAGGCACAGATGTAAGTACGTTGTCTGGTGGACAGAATCTTGGTGAGCTGGAAGATATCAAATACTTCCAGAAGAAACTTTATAAGTCTCTCAACATTCCTATCTCTCGTTTAGAATCAGAGGGTGGTTTTAATATGGGTAAATCTACTGAGATTACCCGAGATGAAATTAAGTTTAGTAAGTTCATTCAACGTCTGCGTAAGAAGTTTTCAGAACTGTTCCAAGATATGCTCAAAACTCAATTAGTTTTGAAAGGTATATTGAAACCTGAAGATTGGGACCATATTAAAGAATATATGGTTTATGATTTCAAAGATGATAACCATTTTCAAGAGCTAAAAGAAATTGAAATTCTTAATGAAAGAATGACAGCATTACAGGCTATTAATGATTATGTTGGAGTATATTATTCTGTTGAATATGTCCGACGTTATGTATTGCGTCAGTCAGATACAGAGATTGAAGAAATTGATAAACAGATTGAACAAGAAAAGAAAGATGATATTATGGGCGATGATGCTGGATTACAACCGGGTATGGCAGTTGGTACTAATATACCAGAACCAGAGGCCCCTCCGATGAATGGTAATGGTGCGTTGGTGCCGGGTGGTGTGGAAGGTCAAGCTGACGCAGACCAAGAATATTCAGGTCCAGAGACTGCGTAAATTATAAATATTAGAGGAAACTTATTATGGATAAAAATCTTAAAAAGATGATTGATAATGTTGCCGACG